GCCCCCTTAAGGGCGCACAAGTGCGGTACGGCACAACCTAGACTCCATGCGGAGTCTAAGCCAATCGTACTATACAACCAAGAGGAATGAGAAAGTTGTCCACATCTCGATCTAGAACCCTGAAGTATGACGGTAAGGTCGTTCTTGGCCATACCGGCGATACTTTCTTGGGAACGAATGTCGAGCGATTCTATATCGCTCGAAAGGTCGAGACATGCGTAGACTCTACCCACCGTGGTCCGCCTTACAAGACGGGCGGCGGTCTTAGTATCTCTAAGGCTAGATATGAATTTAGCCCTAGTGAGACGTTCATACGAGGCGGCCAACTATGGTCAAATACTCGTATGATACCCTCCTTCTTTGGAAATAGTCCAGCGGTGCCAACTTTGTTGACACCGATTGATTATTCCTCGTTGGAGTCTAAGGGATATGCCAAGTTTCGTCCTGGGAAACCAGAGGCGAATTTTGGACAGTTCCTGGGTGAGCTTAGCATGATACCAACTATACCGTTACGTCAAATACTCAAAGCCCGTAACCACCTGGATCGTTTCAGGGGTATGGGCGGTGAGTATCTAAACGTGCAGTTTGGTTGGCTCCCCTTTGTCAAAGACCTACAGGATATGTACAAGCTCACTATGAACTTGGACAAGCGGTTAGCCCAATTGCGTCGGGATAACGGCAGGTCGGTCAGACGAAGAGGTTCTGTGTACGTAGCTCCTGTGGGAAGCACCGTTGTCAATACGACAACGAGTACGGGGGGATATATGTACCCCTCGTATACTACGGCTTCCTACTTTACTCTCAACATGCAGAGGACAGTCTATACGACTGACGAAACTAAGGCCTGGTTCTCAGCTAGGTTCCGATATTTCGTGAGAGATATCGGTTCTTTACGCTGGGAAAACCGAGCAGTAGCTGCGTTGTTCGGGTTGAACCCGACACCCTCTTTACTATGGGAGTTGCTACCTTTCTCGTGGTTAATCGACTGGGCTGTAAACGTGGGGGACGTCTTGTCCAACATGTCTAGCAACGCTGTCGACAACCTTGTTGCGGAATATGCTTATACCATGGTATCTCGAACATTGACCGAAAAGGTCAGTGAACAAGGTATCATGAAGCTCTCTAATGGTAGTCCGTTTCCAGTTGCCGCTACGGCAAGTAGGATACGGGAAACCAAACAGAGGTTCCGCGCATCACCTTTTGGTGTTGGCTTAGTGCCTGGATCCCTTTCCGGGAAACAGGCATTGATACTATCAGCACTGGGAATATCCCGGCGCTGGTAGCGTGACTTACGTCACTAACCTACCAACACTAAGGAACGATGCTTTGTTTTCTGATCCACAAACCGTGACCGTAAATTCGGTTGCACAGACGCTCGCCGCTATCTCGAGAGAGGAACTTAAGTCAATATACCGCGAAGACGTTGCGGAATATGAACTGGTTATCTCTCATCAAGAGAATGGCAAAAGGAACCGTAGAGTCGTGCGTCTTAATCGGACGACCGTCTCTGCTGATCCCTTTATACCTGCGCAGAATGTCACCAATACGGTGTCCTACTACCTGGTAATTGATACGCCCCTTGCGGGGTTTACCAACACCCAGATGAAGGACGACGTGCTGGGACTTACTGCGTGGTTATCGTCTGCCAACGTACTTAAGGTCCTTGGAGGCGAAAGTTGATCAACATTAAGCACGCTGTAGCCATGATCCTTGCGGGTCTTGGCCTTGGCTGGCTTACGGTTGGCGCCCCAGGAATGATCTATGATCGTTTCCTGGACGTAGCGATTGGAGCGATGTGTAGGCTTGCGCCTAACGTTTGCTCCTAGGCTATCAGCTTAGCTTCCAAGAGGTGGCACACTGACAGAGATGTCAGTGTGCTTCCTGATTAGATTGTGGATCAGGCATAAAGCTATGGATTTCTAACCCCATACTTCTATGGAGGAAGAATGAAAAGCCTTATGTCGCTCCTTGGTTGTGTGCTCACAGATGTGAGCATACGATGTGGCACCGACACCCACCGAGACAAGATAACTATGTCTCGGAGGATTAAACATGAAGGGCTATCGTTTCTTACGATAACCCTACCAGCCTTTGCGACGGACTTCGAAAGATGTCTAGCGCAAGGGTCGGTTGACTCTACATGCTTCTTAGGCTTTAAGAAGCGTGGAGCGCTCCCCCTATTCCTAGGAGGTTTGCTCAGTCAGGTGTTTAACCCTGTGGATGGTAAGCTACGTGACGTTGCGATGGAGGATTCAATTTTCTGCATTAGGCAGATATGCCTGATGTGGAAGAAAATTGGTCTTCCTTGTTCCAACTCTAGAATAAGGAAAACACTCAATGGCTACGTCACGTGTGAGTCTGAACTCAGCAGGACAATTGACTCTATCCCTTCTGTGGGATGGGCAATGTTCGGACAAACGTCCGACGTTCTATGGTCTGAAACGCTCGGCGCGTTGTCTGAAAGGACAACGCAAAGAGATCTTAGACCATCTCACGGTCCTGGTGCTACAGCAGAGAGAGTATTTGGCAACGCTAAATACAATCTTCGCGAGTGGCACGACAGACTGCAATTATACTTTCCCTTCGATGCCTACGGACATTCGCGTCCAGATGGCGATGATGGAAAAGGCTTTGCAGCTGTTGAGTTCCGCGAACCTGGAACTGAACGACCAACTCGAGTCGTCACAGTGCCTAAAACCCTTAGAGGCCCTCGCGTTATTGGAATTGAGCCAGTATGTATGCAATACATACAGCAATCCGTTCTCCGGGAGCTTGTTAAAAGCCTCGAGAGAAGCGGACTCACGGCTGGTCAGCTAAACTTCACTGATCAGTCGATCAATTCTAAGTTAGCATTGGAGTCTTCTCGTAGTGGTAAGTATGCCACTATCGATTTGTCCGATGCTAGCGATAGGGTCCATAAGGACTGTGTGTACCGCATGCTTGAAAGTGTTCCCGATCTAAGGAACGCAATCTTTGCATGTAGATCACACAGTGCATGCTTGCCCGATGGGACGATAGTTCCATTGTACAAGTTTGCGTCTATGGGTTCAGCCTTATGCTTCCCCATTGAGAGCATGATGTTCTACACATTATGTATCTCTGCAAGGTTGCTAAGGCTTAGCTTGCGTCCCACGAAGCGGAATATCTTAAAAGTATCCCGCGACGTGTACATTTACGGGGATGATATTATTATCCCTGTAGATGAGGTGCCTAAGACTATTGAACTCCTTGAGTCCTTTGGGCTTAAGGTGAACACTCGCAAGACTTTCTTTACAGGAAAGTTTAGAGAATCTTGCGGGATGGACGCTTATAACGGCGTAAACGTAACACCTGTTTACGTTCGTTGTTTGCCGCCCAGTAGTCTGCAGGACGCTTCAGCGATTGTGTCCTTCGTATCCCTTGCTAACCAGCTGTTTACAGTTGGTTTGTGGGGAACAGCGCGTTACGTACGTGAGTTGGTGGAGAGCCACGCTGGCTTTCCATTGCCTTATGTACGGGACACAGCCTCATGTCTAGGATGGATAAACACACGTAGTGCTTATTCATTCATGAGATACTCAAAAGACACTCAAGCTCCGGAAGTTAGGAGTTTGGTTGTCAGAGTATCTGAGAAGAGTGACCCTTTATCGGGCTACCCTGCTCTCATGAAGTTCTTCCTAAAGGTTGGCGAAAAGCCGATCCAAGGGAAGCACTTGGAACGTACTGTACGGCCCGGGTCCGTTAACATCAAAACCCGGTGGGCCCAGCCCTTTTAAGGGGCTGGCGAGAGCAACCTTTTAGCTCTCAAGGAGGCAGCGTGCCTTCGGGAAGAGGCGC